CGTTAACATTAGTAGAAGTATTAAACAACGTAGGATGTATTGCTCGTGATTCAGTTCAGAGCTTAGGTACAGATGTAATATTCTTATCTGACGCAGGAGTTCGTAGTCTACAGCGAGTAATTCAAGAGAAGTCGCTACCAATGCGTGATATCTCTAAGAATGTTCGTGATGAATTAATGTCGGCAGTAGCATCAGAGACAGACTTAACTAAGATTAAGAGTATCTATTTTGAGCGTGATGCTATTTATCTATTAACGCTACCAACTACTAAGTTTGTGTATTGCTTTGATACAAGAGCTGCATTGCAGGATAATTCGATGCGTGTAACGATTTGGGATAGTTTAGAACCTAAAGCATTCTGTGTTACACAGGATAGAAATCTACTAATAGGTAAGCCGGGTTACATTGGCAAATACTTTGGATATAGCGACAACACGACCGCTTATCGATTACAGTATTATACTAACTACTTTGACTTTGATGCTGCTACTGCACTAAAAGTATTAAAAAAGATTGGTTGGATATTAATCGGCGGTACTAACCAGTCAGTAGCAATTAAGTGGGGCTTTGACTACAGCGAAGGTTATCAAGCTACTACTTATCTTTTAGACACGGCTGTAGTATATGAGTATAACAATTCTACTGTGGATACGATACCGGGATCGTCAGAATACAACATTGCTGAATATACTTCCGGTATTGTGTTAGACCGTTTCTCTGTTAATGCTGGCGGTCAAGGAACTGTAATGCAGTTAGGCTTAGAAGCAGACATTAACGGCAATCCTTTATCTATTCAGAAGATTGACGTAGGAATCAAAAAAGGAAAGACTTTAATCTAAGGAACTAATATGAGTAACTATACAAAAGCAACTAATTTTACAGCAAAGGATACTCTACCTACAGGTAACTCAGGAAAGATTGTTAAAGGTGCTGAGATTGATACAGAATTAACTGCTGTTGCTTCTGCTATTTCTTCTAAAGCAGATATTAATAGTCCAGCTTTAACCGGAACTCCTACTGCACCTACTGCTGCAGCAACTACTAATACAACACAAGTAGCTACTACTGCTTTTGTTCGCACAGAGATAACTAATCTAGGCACTATTGGCACAATGGCAGCACAGAATGCTAATGCTGTTGCTATTACTGGCGGCACTGTTACTGGTATTACTGATATAACAGTAGCTGACGGAGGCACAGGTCGGTCTACATTAACAGATAAAGCAGTTCTTATTGGTGCGGGAACAGGGGCAATTAATTCAGTAGCTCCGGGAACAAGCGGTAATGTACTTACATCAGACGGAACAAACTGGACTTCAGCAGCTCTGTCGAGTTCAGGATTTGCAAAGGCATGGGTATCTTTTGACTCAAGTGGAACTATTTTAAAAGCCTATAATGTAAGTTCAATTACAGTTCGTGGTACTGGTCAATGGACGGTTAACTTTACTAATGCTTTAGCTGATGCAAATTATGTTATGTCAGGAAGTTCTTCAAGAGCAGAGAACAGTTTGTATCCGGGACGAGGTGGTGTTTTTGTAAGTTTTAACTGGGATGGCACTAACGGAACTGCTCCAACTACAACTTCTTGTCAAATTAATACTGTGCAAGGAACTATTAACGGAGCAGACGGTGTTTATTTTAACCCAGCTCGTACTACAGTGGTGTTTTTTGACTAAGATTCCAGTCATTCTTAGAGCGGATTATAAGTTCTATATTTAAAATGCCGAAGAGTCATGAATTAGCGTGCGATACGCTAGATGTCACCGAATTACAAAAACAACTTATCGATAATTACGATGAGTTTGATAAATATCATCATCGGAGAACATTTCCTAATTCTCCACACGCTCAAATGACTGATATTTGGGCTAGATATAATGATATTAAACCTTTTGAAGAAAAGGGCGATTTAAAAGGTTTTGAATCAGAACATGATTCTATTTGGTATCCTGTGATAGAACAAATACCAGCAGTAAAGAAGGTATGTTTTAATTTAATGTACGCTGTCGAAGGTGAACGTTTAGGCGGTATTTTAATTACAAAGTTACCAGCTAAAGGAACTATAACAAGACATACAGACGCAGGATGGCACGCTCAATATTATGATAAGTTCTATGTGCCAATACTAAATGAAAAAGGTTCTGTATTTTGTTTTGACGATGGTATTATAGACCCTAAATATGGACAAGCGTGGTGGTTTGATAATTCTAATCCACATTGGGTAGAAAACAAAAGTAATAGCGATAGAATTGCAATGATTGTATGTATTAGAACTGAAAAGTATAAGGACAAGAATGCACACCGTATCTGAACAATTTAAGCAATTGCAAGGAATATTTGAAGTTGATTTAGGAACACAGCATCATTTCTCTAGCGGTGTTTACGCTAAACAAATGATGTTGCCTAAAGGATATTTTGCATTAAGTCATGCTCATGCTTATGATCATTTAAGTATTTTAGCATCTGGTGCTGTCGTTATTAAAACAGATAACAAAGAAAAATATTACGAAGCACCTGTTTGTATTACGATTGAAAAGAATACGCATCATTCTATTACTGCTTTAGAGGATGCTGTATGGTTTTGTATTCATGCGACTGAGGAAACTGACGCAGATAAGATTGATGAAGTACTAATTATGAAAGAAGGAGAATAATATGCCCTGGGGAGCAGCCGCAGCCGCAGCAGTTATCGGCGGTTCAATTATACAAGGTAATAAAGCAGCATCTGCCGCAAGAGATGCAGCTAATCAGCAACGAGAAGCCGGAGAACGGGCTGCACAATACCAACAATTCAGACCAGTAGGAATTACAACTGGTTTTGGTTCTTCTCAGTTTACTCAAGGTCCTTACGGCGTAGAATCGGCTTCGTATACACTAACACCTGAGTTACAAGGCATTAGAAATAGATTAATATCTCAAGCAACTGCAAATCAGCCTGAATTATTAGGTCAATATGCACAGCCTTTATACGGTGCTGGATCAAGTCTATTTAATTTAGGCGGTAGCTATTTAGGTGAAAATCCACAAGAGGTTGCAGCTAAATATATATCAGATAGGCAAGGATTATTAGCACCTAGTCGTGCTGCTGAATTCGGTAGATTACAAGCAAGGAACTTTGCTACCGGTCGTGGTGGTCTTGGTGTGCAAACAGGGACAGGCACTGCTCCGTCTAATCCTGCATTACAAGCATATTATAATTCTATATTTCAGCAAGATAAAATGCTGGCTGCAGAAGCAGAGCAAGCCGCTATGGATCGCATTCGTTTTGGTGCAGATTTGTATAGTGCTGGAGGTGGTTTATTAAGCAACATACCAAAATTAACAACTGCTGGTTATGGACCTTTACAAACACAACTTGGCTTAGCTGGTTCTATCGAAGAATTAGGACAACAACCTTTACAACTTGGATTAGATGTTGGTGGAAGAAACGCTCAAGCAGGAGCAAGAGCTGGTCAATCCTTGTTAGAAAGTGGTATTCGTGCTTCGCAAACACAGCAAGCTGCTAATTCTTGGAGTCCTTTTGGAACAGCTTTACAAGGGCTTGGTCAGTCTTACATGGGTGGTTCGTTTGGAGGACTTTTTGGAGGTGGCGGATATACCGGTCCGGGCAGCCAAGCCGCACTAGCAAGAGGCGGCAGCGAAGGCAGTTTAACTTGGAGAGATTAAGATGGCTGATATAGTAAATAGTTTATTTGGAATCGACCCAATGCAGATGGAGCAAAGTCGTAGAATGCAGGATTTTGCTGAAGGATATAAGTTAGCACAGCTTAATCCTCTCGATAGAGCTACTGCTGGTGTTTACATGGGCGCTAAACAACTTGGGCGTGCAGGTCAGCAGTTATTAGGCGGTGATGCGGAACTTAATAAAGCTACAAAGGTTCGTGAATTAGCGTCACAGTTTGATATGACAAGTGCTGATGGATTACGTCAGTTTGCTCAAGCAATAGCTCCGTTTGCCCCTGATGTGGCTCAACAGGCTGTTAGACGCTCTGATGAGCTGTTAACAACAGGATTAAAACAAGCTGAGTTACAAACACAGGCTATTAGAAATATTGCAACTGCTAATAAAGAAAAACTTCCTGAAATAGCCCAATTGCAGGCTTATCGAGATCAATTAGTTGCTGAACTAGGTCCAAATCATCCAAAGGTTCAAGAAGTTAATGAAACAATTAAAGGAGTAGCAAAAGGTCGTGGGACTAACATTGTTCTTCCCGGTGAAGCAAGCGATAAGATTCTTCGTGAAAAGCGTACTGGTAAATTCTTAGACCTCGAAGATGCTGCTATTACCGCTGCTGATACAATTCAGATTACTCGTGATTTTAATAATGTTTTAGGTACCGCATTCACTGGTCTTGGCTCAGGCGTAAAATTAACTGCTGCTCAGTTTGGAAATGCTTTAGGTGTTAACGTAACTGGAACGACTGAATCTGAACAATTAGACCAGTTATTCGCAGCATTGACTGTCGGTCAAGCTAAGAATCTAAAAGGAGCTTTATCTGACAAGGATGTTAAGTTCTTGAAAGAGGCTGTAGGTTCTCGTGGTTTAACCAAAGAAACATTGCAGAATGTTGTTGAGCGTATTGAGCGTAATGCGTTAATTGATCAAAGAACATTTGAGTTAGCTCAAGGTTATACTGGCGATATGGCTAAGATAAACATTAATGAGTTCCGTAAACAAGCGCAAAAAGATGTTAATGATACTTTTGAAAAGCGTAAGCGTTTACAGCAATTAAGACAAAAAGCTGGACCACAACCTCAGTAAGGATAAATA